TGTCCTCGCCGTCACCGCCGCTGCCCTCATGCACCGCGGCGGCTATGTCGGCGACTTCATCCAGCTTTTTGCCGTCCAGACCACGCTTCTGGACAGCGTAGGCAACGACCTGTCGCCGGAAATGAAGACCTTCTACGACAAGGCGCTTCTGTATGCGGCGCAGGCACAGCTTGTACATCACCAGTTCGGCCAGAAACGGCCTATCCCGAAAGGCGGCGGTAAAACTATCGAGTTCCGCAAATTCACGCCGCTGAAAAAGGCCCTGACCCCGCTGACCGAAGGTGTGACCCCCGCCGGCAACCAGCTCGACGTCACGTCGATCACCGCGACTGTCAGCCAGTACGGCGACTTCATTGCCCTGTCTGACGTGCTGGAGCTGACCGCCATCGACAACGTGATTCTGGAGACGACCAAGCTCCTGGGCGACCAGGCAGGCCTTACGATGGATACCGTTGTCCGTAACGTCCTGGCAGCGGGCACCAACGTCATGTATGCCCCGCAGATCGACGGCACCACCCATGCGGAGACCGAGGTTACGAGCCGCGGCGCCCTGGACACCACCTGCGTCCTGACTGTCGATCTGGTGCAGCAGGTTGTCGCCCGCCTCCGCGCCGTCAACACGCCGAAGATCAACGGCAGCTATGTCGCCATCATCCACCCCTTCGCCGAGTATGACATCATGCGCGATCCTGAGTGGATCGACCCGCACAAGTACAAGGACACCACGAACCTGTACGAGGGCGAGATCGGCATGATCTCCGGCGTCCGTTTCGTGGAGTCGACCGAGGCCAAAATCTGGCGCGGCGACAACCTCGCTGGCGACGTGCGCGAGCTCGTGCTCGGCGCGAACATCAGCGGGGCCGTGACCGAGATCACCTACAGCACGTCCGGCGTCACCCTCGCCGATAACGCGCTGAAGGGCCGCCTCATCAACATCAACGGCGTGACCGCCGAGGTCGTGAGCAACACGGGGACCTCCGGCACCCACAAGATCACCGTGGCCTCCACGAACTTCGGCTCCGGCACTTCCGGCACCACCAAGATTTACCCGGGCGAGGGCGGCAGCGAAGGCAACAGCGTGTTCGGCACCCTGTTCTTCGGAGATAACGCCTACGGCGTTACCGATGTTGAGGGCGGTGGCCTTCAGACCATCGTGAAGCAGAAGGGCTCTGCCGGTACTTCTGACCCGCTGGATCAGCGATCCTCCGTCGGCTGGAAGGCCATCGAGACCGCCGAGATTCTCATGCAGCCCTACATGATCCGCGTGGAGCACATGTCCAGCCGCTGGTCTGCCAGCGTCGAGGCAAACTGAGCACTTAGGGGAGAGGGAGATTTCTCCCCTCCCCGTTTTATTCATCAAAAACAAGGAGGTCTGTTTCATGGGAAACACAGTAAATGACCCGGCCATCGAAGGGCCGAAGACTGAGGAGAAAGTCAAGATCAGGCTCCCGATTATTCCCGGCGCGGCAAAACAGGAGGCGCAGTTCGTCGGCTGCAATACCCGCACCTGGGTGATTCCGAGGGGCGTGGAGATGGAGGTCCCCAAATGTGTGGTGGAAATCCTCCGCAACTCCGAACGGGCGCAGCTTGAAGCCATGCGCTATCAGGAAGCGAACGCCATGTAAAAGCCAGGGGGCGTGTAATGCGCCCCCTCTTTCCAAACAGGAGGCACGAGACATGAAGATTCACGACGCAATCGCAGAGGTTGACAGCCTGAAACCGAACATGTTCGGCGAGGAGGCAAAGATCACCTGGCTTTCACGCCTGGACGCGCGGGTCTATCAGGAGATTATCTGCACCCACGACCGGAACCCCGACGAGACGGAGATCATCTTTACCGGCTACACCGCGGACGACGGAGAAAAGGAACTGCTCGTCGGGCAGCCCTATGATGAGATGTATATCCGCTGGCTGGAGGCCCAGATCGACTACAACAACATGGAGTATGACAGTTTCAACAACGCCAACGGCGTGTTTGAGGCGATCTACAGCTCCTTCAGGAACGCCTATAACCGCTGCCATATGCCGAAGGGCGCAAAAAAGACTTATTTCTGAGGTGTGCCATGACCTACTATCCGAAACTGAACACGCGCAGCTCGTCCCGCGTGGTCGTGGATTCATTCAGGGGGTATAACCACAACCAGAGAATCCAGGACGGGGAATTCTACGAGACGAAGAATCTGACGACACAGTACTTCCCGATGCTGGCCAACAGGAAAAAGCGCGGGCGGCTGAACAAGTCGTTTACAAAATTACAGGCGATTATCGCCAAAGATGCCTTGTACTGGGTCGATAACGGGACCCTGTACGCAAACGGATACGCGACCGGCCTGACGGGCCTGCAAACCCTTGTGGAAACGCAGCTTGTCAGCATGGGCGCGTATATCTGTATTTTCCCAGACTGCAAATACATCAACACCCAATCCCTGACCGACTACGGCGACATGGGGGCGTCCTGGAGCTACACAGGCGGCGTCTCGTATGCGATGTGCCACCAGGACGGCACGCTGTATTCCAGCGTCACCAAGAGCTCTACAGAGCCCGCAGCGCCCCAGAATGGGGACGTGTGGATTGACACGGGCAGCGGAGAGGCGAAAGAGTACAGCAGTTACACGGAGAGCTGGACGGTGCTGGAGACGGTCTACACCAAGGTCACGTTCACCAGCATGGGGCAGCTCCCGGCGGCGTTCGCGGAATACGACGGCGTGCAGATCAGCGGCCTGTACAAAAATGACCTGAACGGCAGCAAAATCCTGTATGCCGTCGGCGGCGCGGCGAGCACCACGGCGGATTACATCGTGGTCGTCGGCGTGCAGGACGAGGCGCACACGGAGCAGAGCGCGACGGTCTCCATACAGCGCAAGGTCCCGTCCATGGACTTTGTGTGCGAGGCGCAAAATCGGCTCTGGGGCTGCCGGTATGGCAACAACGGAACCCAAAACATCAACGAGCTGTACTGCTGCGCCCTGGGCGACTTCCGAAACTGGGAGCAGTACTTGGGCGTCAGCACCGACAGCTGGCGGGCCTCCTGCGGCTCTGATGGGCCCTGGACGGGCTGCGTCAATTACCTGGGCACGCCGACCTTCTTCAAGGAGAACGTGATTCACCAGGTAGCTATCAGCAGCATCGGGGCGCATCAGGTGGGGGATATCCCTGCCCGCGGCGTCCAGAAGGGAAGCCACAAGAGCGTCGCTGTCGTGGGGGAGACCCTGTATTACAAAGGCAGAACCGGCGTGATGGCTTACCAGGGCGGCATGCCCGCCGAAGTGTCGCAGGCGCTCGGGGATGAGAAGTATTACAAGGCCGCGGCGGGCGCCTTCGGCATGAGGTATTACATCAGCATGCAGGACGCCTACAACGCCTGGCACTTCTTCTGCTACGACACCGGGAAAGGCCTATGGATGCACGAGGACGAGCTCCACGCCGAGGGCTTTGCGCAGACGGGCGACGAGCTCTATGCGCTCGTGAACAACGGGATCACCGCGATCAACGGCACGGACGGCGTGCTTGAGACTGATTTCGAGTGGGGCTGCACCACCGGCATCCTGACCTATGTGCAGAGCGTCAGCGGCCAGGGCGCACAGCCCGTGCGCTACGCTTCCCGGTACAGCATCCGTGTGAGCATGGAGCTCGGTGCAGGCTTCCAGATGTTCATCGAGTACGACAGCTCCGGGGTATGGAATTACGCGGGGGATTTCCACCTGCCGACCACCGGCACGGTGACCATCCCGGTCCGCCCGCGGCGCTGCGACCACATGAGGATCATGCTTGTCGGGCACGGGAATTTCCGCATGTACTCCATCGCCCGCGTCCTGGAGCGAGGGAGTGATGCCTGATGACCATCCGAGAAATGCCGCCGATGCTGACCGGCGACGTAAGGAAGGACATGTACAGCATGCGGGACTACCTGTTCCGCCTCGCCTCCACGCTGGACCCGGCGATCACCGCAGAAGTGGCAGCGCAGACGACGAAGGCGGCGCGGCAGTACAGCGCGGGCCAGGGCGGCGGCCAGGTGACAGCTGACGACCTCCGCCGAAACGCCCAGGAGCTCAAGTCCCTGATTATCAAGTCGGCCAAGGAACTGACTGACGACATGGAGGAGCAGTACGGCGTCCTCGTGGACTACTGCGACACCACCGTAGAGGAGTACGGCAGGCAGTTCGTCGCCCGCAGCGAGTACGGCGAGTTCACGGAGACGATCGACACCCGCATCACGACAAGCGCCGTCGGCGTCGTGGAAAGCTACAACTACGGCGCGAGCATCACGTCCCTGCAGGCGGCGTCCGACCTGATGCAATCCTATCTCACCACCATCAACGGCGAGATCCGCCGCGGGCTGATTCAGGACCCGGACAGCGGTGAGTATGTGACAGGGATCGCCATTGCACAGTCCTTGCAGTTCTCGGGCGAGGTCCGACCGGGCGACGCCCACCACCCCGGGGACGGGAACGTATACTACCAGATCGACACTAACCAGACCTTTGGGCTGTACACGGCGACCGGCTGGCAGTTTTGGCTGAACGGCCACAAGAGGGGATGGTTCGACAGTGCCGACGGCATGCTGCATGTGACGGATATCGTTGTGGAGCGGTCCCTGCAGCTGAGCGGGACATGGAAGATCGAGCTGTCCAGCGACGGGCAGACGCTCGATATACGGTA